TTAGCCAGTCATCCGCATTGCCTCCCGGTCCGCCGCCGCCGGCATCGGAATCACTGCTCCGACTGGCGTATGCGGCGTGACCCACTGCGCGAGATGATCAGCCGACAGGTGCGCGTAACGCTGCACCATCTCCATCGTTTCCCACCCGCCGAGTTCCTTGAGCACCTGTAACGGTGTGCCGCGCTGCACATGCCAGCTCGCCCAGGTGTGTCGCAGGTCATGCCAGCGGAAATCCTTGATGTGTGCTCGTTTCAACGCCTTCCGCCACGCCTCCGTCGTGGTTTGGTAGACGGGGCTGCCCTTGTACACGAACACGCTTTCGACATGCTCGGCCCGCCGTTTCTTTGCGAGCTGCTGTCGCAGCACTGCGACAGCAGTTTCCGACAGCGGTACGGTAATCGCCTTACGTGCCTTCGCTTGGTCCGGGTGGATCCACGCGACGCGGCGTACCAAGTCGACCTGAGACCATTGCAGGCCCGTGACGTTGGCGCGCCGCAGCCCGGTTTCCAGGCTGAATTGCGCCATCGCTGCGAGGTGTTCCGGTAACTGCGCAAGTAACCGACCAGCCTCAGCCTGACTGAGCCAGCGTATGCGCTTCGCGGTCGACTTCTTCCGTTTCCGTACCGGCGCTCGCGCGATCCATCCGCGTTCCGCCGCGTGATTCAGTACGGCAATGATGACGCCCCCGACGCGGCGCACGGTTGCGGCAGAAACCGTCTTGCCGGTCGGCTTCGGGCCGCTTCGCGTGCGGACTATGACTGGCTCGGCTCGCTTCGCGCGCTCGATCGCGTCGATCCTGTCACGGTCGATGTTGACGAGCAGCTCGCCGTCGAGATGTGTATCGAGCCAGCGCAAGTGAATCTTTGTGGTCTCGATGCTGGCGATGCCTTCGCGGTCCTCCAGATACGCGACTACGGCATCGTTCCAGGTGTATTGCGGCGTGTGGCCGAGCTTCGCCTGATCCCACAGGCTTGCCTTCAGCCGGTCGTGGAATTCCTGCGCCCTGGCTTTGTCGTTGGTGCCAGTGCTGCCCTGTAACGGTTTTCCGCCGCCAGGGGGGTACAGCTTGTAATACCAGTTCGAACTTCTTTCACGCTTATAGAGCGACATCTTTCAATTTCTCCGGGACGATCGCCCTGCACAACTCGCGGAATCCATTCTCCGGCGAGGTAACGCTGCAGGGCAACTGTCGAAAACATCCAGCGTTTACCGACCTTCCGGCCAGGCAGCGCGCCGGCCTTGGCTTTCAGGCGCACCGTTTCGGGATGCGCACCGAGCATGGCCGCCGCGCCGAGTAGGTCGACGGTGCTCGCCGATGTGGCGCCAGTGCCGTTCGCAGGGGAGGCATACGCAGCGCAATTCGGGGATTGGGGGTTTCCGAAAAAATGGGTCGTAACTTGTTGATTTGACATGAATTTCCTTGCCCCTATTGGCCCTCAATTAAACGGGGCGCCCCTTTCTGATTGGGGGCCTAAAAAATAGGCAGCGTCTGCGATTGGGGGTAAAACGGGCGTTACTCGGGGCATCGTGTTCGGGTCGATTCCTCGCCTTTCTTCGTATTCTTTCTTCTTCTTTTTCAATGAATTAGAGAGAGAAGAGAAAGGGGCGACGGCGGTCGACGCAAAAATCCGACTAGGGGCAAAATCGACGTCACTAGGGGCAAATGCGCGACGACACGGGGCGGGCGTCTTCTCAACAATCAATGACTTACGAGCGAAGACGCCCCAAAGCCCCGAGTTTTCTGCGCTGCCCGCCCGTTCCCTGTGGAAAAACAGGCCCGCGCGCCCCCTCTCCCTCAAGGCCCGCGTAGTTGCCCGGCCGTTTCGACTTGCGGGGGGTACGGGGGGCGGCGGACAGCACGGCGGTCGCGTGACGACGTGCGCCGATTGCTGCGCGCATCGGCGCACGCACCGGAAACCCGAATACAGGGCCGCTACGCGGCCGGAAAGAATGAGGGAAGGGGTACGGCCGCACGGCGGCCGCATCGGCTGAGAGGGCGTCATGCTGCGGCCCCTTGCAGCGCATCGGTCGCCAGGTCTTCGCGGATGGACACGTGCAGGCCGAATGCGGCCAGGCGCTCGAGCGAGATCGGCGTGAGGTAGCGCACGCGGCGGGTATAGATGCGGCGCTCGACCTCCTTGTCGCCAACGATGACGCCGGCGTGCTTGAGCTGCGCCTTGAACACGCGATCGGATTTCACGGGCAAGCCGTTCCACTTGTCGCGCAGCGCGCTCGTATGGGCGATGTGGTCCATTACGTGGCCGGTGTTGATGAGCAGGCAGAACTCGCCGTCGACGGTGTCGAAGGTGTACGGGTGCTTGTAGTTGCCGCAGTCCATTTCCGACATCGCGGTTTCCATGATCCAGACCCACGGCTCGCGATCGGAGCTGGTCTCGGAAATATGGCCGTTCATTTCGGTGAGCAGGTCGCGCGGGAAGTCGCCTTCGCTCGGGTCCATGCCGGCGAACTCGCACAGGTAGCGCCAGGCGAGCGCGATCGCCGCGTAGTTGCCGGCCATCCGCTTCGCGCCGTCGTCCTCGCCGCTCGCGCGACAGTTGGCCAGCGCCTTGTCGCGCAGCGTCGCGTACTGGTCGGCCACGGCGCGCTTGTCCAGGCCGGCGAGGAATTCGAGCCACTGGCGAACCGGGAAGCGCGGCAGGTCGTCCGGCATCAGCGGGCCACGCTTGCCGGTCAATGTCGTGCGTACGAGCTTGCCGAGCAGGCTGCGCACGGGCACGTCCTCGCCGGCCAGCATCACCGGCGCGCACAACAGGTATTCCGTCATGTCGGTGCCGCGACGCGTCACGGTGTACTGGTAGTTCTCCTGCAGCAGGCCGACGGCCTTGTCGATCACGTCCTGCCGGCGCGCGGACAGCTCTTCCCATCCGACCGGATGGCTGGTGTGGCTGATGCTGGTCAGCAGACGGAACTCGGTCTGCAGCGACTGCCCGGAAAACATCGTGAACGCGAGCGAGCGCTCGAGGCGCTTGATGAGCGTCGACTTGCCGGCGCCTTTGTTCGCCTGGATCGTGATGTGCGGCCAGAAACCGAGCAATGCCTTCAGGTGGCCGCCGAGCGCCCACACGAGCGGAATCGTCGCGGCGTTCTGCTTGAACGTCGCCTGGTACGCGGTGATGACGCGGCGCGCGTCGCTGGCCGGGCCGGTTGGGAAGGTCAGGTTGTGATACGGGCACTGCTTGTCGGCTTCGGTGAAGTAGCAGTCCGGGCCTTCGTTGACGATCAGGCGGCCGTCACGCCAGGCGAGCCCGACGAAGTTGGCGGCCTGGCGCGCGCCGAGGTCGGCGCCGCGCTCGAGGATGTTGACCATGCGCTTGAACGGCGCCGGCGCCCAAATCGGGCCGAACTTGCCCCACTGGTCGACGTTGTGGAGCTGGTCGTCGAGCATCACGCGACGCACGAGCTGCGCGCCGTGGCGCGGCGCCTGGACGGACACGGCGAAATAGACGGTGGGTGCCTGGTCCGCGTCGCCCGTCATTGTCGACGTCGCGCTCGCGACCGACACGCGGCTGATGCTGGCGATACGGAAGCCGCACAGATCCGTCACCACGGGCGTCTCGACGCCCGATTCCTCGTTGCGGTCCATCTTCGTGATGTAGCTCGTGAAGTCGGGCCGGACACGGAAACGCCAGTACTGCGCGAAGTCGTGCGACGGCAGGAAGATTCGCGGCCGGCCGCGGCGCGTGGCGTCGCCGGCGAGGCCGGCGATCAGCCACGGCTCGAGCTGGTCGAGTGCGCGCGCCAGTTCGACTGAACCGCGCAGTTGCAGGTAGTCGTTCACGTCGTTGATCGGCTTGGCGGTCTTCTCGCCGTCCGCGAGGTCGGCGAGCCAGCCGGACTGGTCGACGAGCACGGCGCTGATGCTCAGCGCCGTCAAACGTTCGTAGAGCGCCCACGCGGCCTCCGGTCCCGGGCGGCGGCCGGCACGCGGATGGCCGTCGGCGAACGGCTCGTCGTTGTCCAGGCAGATCACGACCTGTTTGCCGCGCAGGAACGCGAAGTCGATGCCGTCGACGTTCGCCAGGCCGCGCAGCGCGAGCGCGGCGGCGCCAGGCATCGCGCAGGTATCGATCGACAGCGCATTGATCGCGCTTTCGACGATGAACACGCGCTTCGCCTTGTCGAGTCGGCGAGGATCGGCGGTCCAGCCGTAGCCGGCCTTGTCGCCCTGGGTTTGCGTCTTGACGCCGCCGTTGAGCGCCGGATCGACATAGCGCATGTCGACGGCGACGACGCGCGCGTCGCCCGGTGCGCGCACGATGAACGCAGCGGCCGGGCCGGCGTGGCCAACTTCGCCGGCGGCGACCTTCGAGCTGGTCCAGGTGTTGAAGCCGAGCGAGCGCGCGGCGATCGCCGCGTCGATCGCGGCGGCGGAAATGCCGCGGCCGGCGAGGTAGTCGCGCACCTGGTCGCGCTCGGCGAAGCACCGATCGGCGATGTATTCGACGGTCGTTTTCTCGCGGCGCTCGGCCGGCGCCTGGCGGTCGAGCGGGATGCCGTACGCGTCGTGCAGGTAGCGCACCGCGTCGGCGACCGTGCCTCCGCGCGCGTGAATGACCAGATCGATGCACGAGCCGCCGACGTCGGCGCTGTGGTCGCGCCAGCCGGTGCCGTGCTTCGGGTGGTTCACGTAGATCGACAGGGACGGGCTCTTGTCGTCGTGCTGTGGCGAGTGGTAGAGCGCGCGGTCGCCGCCGCGACCGCGCTTCAAGCCGAGGCGGTCGGCGAGGTCGTGCAGGTCGATGCGTTGTTTCAGTTCGTCGATCGAGGCCATCGTTATTGCTGTTGCTGTTGATGCAGGGAGAGGGCGGCAGGGTTGCCGGGTGTCGCGGGGCTGTCGACGAGCGCGCGGAGCGCGCCGGCCGACGCGGGGAAGGCAAGCGCCAGGCGATCGCCAAGGACGCTGACGAACAGCGCGAGCACCGCGACGCGCTGCAGGCCGCCGGGTTCATGGTCGAAGCGAAGGGCGTCGGCGGCCGCCGCGATGGAGGCCGCGAGCGCCGCGTCGTGAGGGGTGTTCGTGTGCGTCATGCTGCGGCGCCTCCGAGGATGTCGTGATGGTTTTGCTGCAGGCGTTGAACGGCGTGCTGCAGCTCGTAGCGCGAGGTCATCGCCTGGTCGAGCGTGGCGCGCAGGCGGTCACGGTTGCGCTCGACGTTCGACGTCGCGCTGGCAAGCGCTGCGGTGCGCGTTGCGCCGTGGCCGATCCGGATGCCTGACGCGAGGTGAGTGACGATCCACTTCTCGGGGTGGCCGTCGCGTACGTGCTGCTCGACGTGAATGCCGAACGCAGCGCCGGCGTCGTTCGGGATGACGACGTGATCGCCGGCGACGGTACGCAGGCCGGCCGTTGTCAGCAGCTCGTAGCGGATGGTGGGTTCGTGCTTCATGTTCACCACTCCCCGGCCATGCCGCCGAGCGAGTTGAGCACGTCGCATATTTCGATCTTCAGCAGAACGCATGCCCAAGTGCCGAGTTCGGCCGTCCGCACCTCGTCGACCATTTCGAGCAGCCATTTCCGCCTGCCAAGTTTCAGTTCGATCTCCATCGCATCACCCTCGCGGCGGAACGGACCAGGCCAGCGCCGCGACCAGGACGACCATCGCGATGACGCCGATCGCAAAAGCAATCGTGCGGGCGTTCCGAACGTCGAACAGGCGCAGCACGTCAGCGGCCAGGTAGTAGATGCCGGTGAGGGAGAGGGAGAGCATTAGCAGCACGCCAATGCTGAAAACGTAGGGCTTCATGGTGTGGTTCCTGGTGAGTGCGCCGGCGACCGGCGCGAATGGGTCAGTCGAAGTCGTTTGCGGCGCGGCGTTTCCCGTCGATGGCCGGCAACACGGGGGCGGGTTCTCGATCGCGCCATACGTTCGCGGTGCATTCGAAGGCGTGGCGCGCGGCCGGGCACAGGGCGTCGAAATTGCCGACCATGCGCAGGCGGCGCCACATCGCGCGCAGGTCGAGGTCGGAGAGAGGCGCGCGCATCGCGTCAGTGCATCCAGTCGAGCACCGGCGTGCCGCGCGTCAGGTCCCAAGACACGGCGAAGCCCAGGGCACGGGCGGACGCGACGAACACGTCGGCGCGTACGTCGGCAGCGGAGATCTTCGTGAGGTAGGCGACGCGCTCGTCATAGGACAGCGATTGGGCGAGTGCGGCGATCGGTGCGGGGATCAGCGGTTGCATACGGCCTCCAAGAAATTTCAGGCAAAAGGAGTCCCTCACGCCCGCAGAGCGGGCGCGATGGGTGTTCAGCGAAACAGCGGGTTAGGGCTTAGGCGTCGAGCAGCGGGAGCTGTCGCGAATCGGTCGGGAGCCGATCAACCTTGCCGATCGGCACATACACGTGCGGATTCGGGTTGAGGCTCGGCGCGATCGTGTGGACGGTCGCGACGTGAATCTTGTAGGTCGTCGCGCATTCGATGTTGGTGCACTGGCAGTACGCTTCGCGAACGAGAGCGGACAGCGTGCGGCTGGTTCGAATGACGGCGCGGCTGCCGCAGTGGTGACACTTCAATTTCATCGTGACTTCCTGTCGGAGACTGCCGCGTTAGCTACGGCTGTTGGTTACGGCGTAAAGCGCCCGGTTTCGTCCGGTGAGGCGACGCGCACCGTTGCGCAGTCGTCGCTTCACGAGCCATTCGGCCGCTTGCTGGATCGTCGCAAGACCCTCCTGCTGTCGGACGCGTTCGAGTAGTTCGGCTTCTTGCTCGGTGAATGTGAGTTCGATTTCGGGCATTGGATCGGCTGCTCTAGGGCTGCTGTTTTCAGCCGTGCTCGTGGGCTACATTGCACGCTGGAATCAGAGCCTCGGCGGCCTCGCGCAAAACCATCTGGCGAATCAGCGTTGCAGCGGCCTCGCCCTGGTAGTTGGCGAGCGCGGTGATGAGGGCGTACTCGTAGTCGTCGAACCGCACCATCAGGCGGTTGTCGCGGACACGTTTTGGATCCGGATACATGGTGGTCACCTCGGATTCAGCTTGTGGAGACGTTGCCCGTGGTGTCCTCGAACGAGGACATCTTGGCGAGATAGAGGGGGAGCCCTTCGAGGTAGATGAGACGCGCGAGGCTCGACAGCGAGCGCCGTTCTTGGCGGCCGAGCTGCTCGAGCTCGGCACGCTCTGCGGGAAGGAGGCGCAGCGAAACGGTCTTGCTGGACATGACGCCCGGCGGCGCACGCCGCGGGCCTTTGTGGTTAGTCATGGCGGGTATACTCAATTTCGATAGTGCTTCACTAGGGATAGGCGAAGTATAGATTCCAATTTTGCGGAATTCAACACTTTCATGGGAAATAAATGGGAATTGGGGCGAGGCTGAAAGAAGAGCGCATGCGTGTTGGCATGAGTCAGGCAGAGATCGCTGCGCTCGGTGGGCTGTCGAACAAGACCCAACTCAGCTATGAATCTGACGCGCGATCGCCTGATGCGAACTACCTGGCAGCACTCGCCAAGGTCGGTGTGGACGTGCTGTATGTGATTACTGGCGTGCGTGCTCTTCCGTCGACGATGCCGGAGGACGAGGCCGAGTTGCTCGACAGCTTCCGACAGTTGAATGAGGTCGGCCGCGCTGCGATACAGGCGTCCGTCAACGGTTTCCTGCTCGCTGGCACGATGACGATTTCGGGCGAGCCGGCGAAGCGGCTGCCGCGACTGGCAGAGAACCGCGCAGCGAAACTAGACGATGCTGCGCTGCAGGCGCTGAAAGAGGCGCAGGCGGACGCGGAGCGCGCGAAGAGCGCGCGATCGCCGCGCAAGAGCGCTGTGAAAGATCAGGACTGACGAAGTGTCTCTGCGGCGCGCTCGAGCGCCGCCATCGCTGTTTCGACTTCCCCCAACACGTCGATCGTCGTCATGCCGGTCGATCCCTCACGAGACAGTTCGCACAACGCAGCGAGATCACGATCGAACCGCGCCACGACGGTGCGGAGCTGCGCTCCGAATTCGGTAAGCCGAAACCCATCACTTCCAGAACGGCGCTCCATTAGCGAGCGGCCAAGGACGCGCTCGAGCGCGGACACCTTCTCGCTGACGGTCGGCCGTTGCACTCCCATCGCCTGCGCCGCTTCCGAAATGCTGCGATAGCGCGCGATCTCGCTGTATGCGCGCAGCAGATTCCAGTTGAGTCGAGGGGGAGTCGTCCGGGAAACCATGATTCGAGCGGTAGTTGTTGTTGCCGTAATGCGCGCTTCGTAGGGGCGGGGGACGAGTGGTCGGGAGAAAGCCCGCGAAAGTTAGGCGTTTCCCTAACTTTCACAGGGCTTTCTCCTTCATTCCATTTGTCTGAAAAAAGCACGAAAATGGGGCAGCGTTACAGCACGCGTGAATGCCGTTTCACGTCGTAGCGCCTCTCAAAATATCCGAAGAGGAAGCCGTTGTGAGTAACAAGCCGCAGGACCTGCAATTCCAAAATGAAACAGCCGAGGACGGGGAAATCCGACGCTGTATCGAAGCCACGATTGCCGCTCAAAATGGGCGCGCCAGCACCACTGTAGCCGGGAACCGCGAGGCGCGCGCAGTGCGTGACTTGTCGGCTGGTGAGCGAGCGGCGCTGCTGTCGCAGATTACGAGCGCGATGTTGAGCCTGTCGAACATCCGCAACCTACTGCTGACGTAACGTCAGCCATCCTCTGAGGTGTCGATCTCCGGCACCTCGCTCGCCTTGACCTCTAGATCGAGGTCCGATGTAAATCCGCCGTTACCGTCGATCGAATGTGTAACGCGCGCGATGATCCAGTTGCAATCATCGATGACACGTTTGTAACCGCGCACGGTTACAGGTAATTCGGTCATCAGCTCGGGCCGGCCGAGCGCCAGCACAATGCTGAATTCTGCGACGCCGCGCTGTAACTTCTCCCATTCCGCCTTCGCCGCCCGTGTCGCGTTCCCCTTGTTCGCATACGTGTGCCGCAGCGTCTTCACGTTCTCGGCCGTGCCGAACAACACGTCGCCGCTCTTGTCGATCGGCTTCTTCTTCGCGGTCGTGCGCCGCCGGCGCCGCTTCACCGTGGTCGACTGCTTCTTCGCGGTGCGCGTGTTGAGGTAGAACGCCTGCACGCCGGAATACGTATCCCGATCGGCGACGCCGAACTCGTGCCGGTCGCCGACGTCGCGCGTGATTGTGACGGCGGGCAACGGCTTGCCGCTCGCCGTGGTCGCTTCGCCGGCCTTGATGAACAACAGCAGGCCGTTTTTCACGGTCGCGATCGCATCGAACATCTTCGCCAGGCGCGACAACAGATTGGCATCCGATTCGGCCGTCTGGTCGATGTGGTCGACGAGCTGCGCGTCGAGCGCCTTGCTGATGCGCGCCTCGACCTTGTTCTGGCTGGCGATCGCGCGCACGATGGCGCCGACCGTCTGCCGGTGCCAGGAGCGCTCCTTCTTGATCGACAGGCCGGCGCGAAGGTCGACGCTGCGCGCGCGGATCGTCAGCACGTCGGGCGTGCCCGTGTGCCGCACTTCGTCGACCATGAATTCGCCCTTGTCGACCAGGCCGTTCGCGGCGCCGGCCCAGCCGATCGACAGTTTCAGCGTGACGCCACGGCTCGGGATCTCGAGCGCGCCGTCCGAATCGTCGAGGCTGATGTCGAGCTGGTCCGCTTCGAAGCCGCGGTTGTCCTGCAGCGTCATCGAGATCAGCCGGCCGTCGAACTTCTTCGTGATGTTCTTGCCGTTCAGCGTGATCGAATAAATCGCGCGCGGCACGCGATCGTCGGCCAGCACGACCTTTTGCACCAGGTCGGCGCCGGGGATGTCGGCGAGGTTCATAGCGAGATCGCCCCCTTGATAGCGTCGGTCACGATGCCGAGCATGTCGATATCGTCGTTGCGCGTCAGTGCGATGGTGAACTCGATGCGGCGCGCGGCGCCGTCATCGAAAAACAGCGTGCGCGTCGTATCGATGTCGTCGATCGTGAACATGCCGTAGATGTGGCCGGTGCCCTCGATCAGCGGCCAGGCGGTGTGCTGGTCGGCCATCGCCTCAATGACGGCGAGAGACAGGTCGCCGCCGGTCAGCTCGGGCAGCAGCACGCCGGACAGGTTGATGGTTTCGTCGGCCTCGCCGACGTACTGCCGCGCGGGCTTCTTGCCGACGCGGTTGTTGCTCGCGTACCGCCAGCCGCGCCGGCGCTTCAGCTCCTGGTAGGGCAGTGTCGACAGGCTGAACACGAACAGCCCGAGCGCCATCATCATGAGAACCTCTCCTTCAATCCCGGTCACGCAGACGCGAGCGCTCACGAGCAGCCTGCGCGGCCTGTTCCTGCCGCATCACCTGCAGCACCTTCTGCGCGAGCGCCTGCTCGTCCATGCCCGGCGCCGCGTACACCTGGATCGTGATCTGCGCCGGCGCGGCCGGCGCGCGTGCGGCGGCCGCGGCCGCAGCCGTGAGCGGCGGCCGGTTGTCGACCGTGAGCGGCGCCCCGCCGGCGATCGCCGCGCCAGCGATGCCGGCGCCAGCGGCGACGATCCGGCGGCCGATCTCGAGCACGGTCGACAGCGGCCCGTCCTGGCCGTCGCGCAGGCCCTGCTCGAGGCCAGCCATCGTGAAGCCGCCGAGCGCGGCGAACACGCGGCTTGGCGAATGGATACCGAGCCGTTCCTTGAACCAGCCGACCACGCTATCGCCGGCGGACTGGATCGCAGTCTTCACGGCGCCGAGGCCATTCGTGATCCCGTTGACGAGTCCGGACATCAGGTTTGAGCCGAACTCGGCGAAGCGGGCCGATGCCTGAGCGAGGCCGACGATGATGTCGGTCAACCACGTGCCGAAGGCCCGGCCGGCACCTGTTGCGGCGTCGAGGCTCTTCTTGCTGGCGTCGACGGGGGCCAGCAGCCGTGTAAGCCAGTCCCATACCCCCTTCAGGGCGCCCGTCAGCCAATCGAACAGGGGTTTGAGCGGCGCGAACGCGGCGCCGAGAATCGCGAAGGCTCGGCTCACGAGCGGCGCGAGCGGCTTCAGGCCGTCGGTGAGCCCTTGCCAGAACCCCGCGAAAAACGCCTTGATCGGCTCCCAATACTTGACGATGAGGAGGGCGGCCAGCGCAATCCCAGCGATCACAAGGCCGATCGGATTCAACAACGCTACGCGACCAACCAACAGCAGGCTTCGTGCGACGGCTCCGAGCGCACGCACGAGGACGCCGCCCTGAATGCCAAGCATCGACATGCTGAAGCGCACGATCGCCAGCGGCCCGAGAATGCCCGCGAGCGCGATCGTCAGCGTGCCGAGCACGGCGAGCAACACGCCGAGCCCGGCCGCGCCGATCGCGACGGCACGCGTGAAATTCGGGTATTCCTTCGCGAAGCCGAGCAGCCGCTCAAGCACGCTCGTCGTCAGCTCGAGCGCTCGGTTGTACACGGGCAGCACCTGCTCGCCGATGACGGTGCGCAGGTTGCGTACCTTCTCGAGCGCGATCAGCTCCTTCCCTTCCGTTTGCTTCTGGCCCAGCTCGTGCAGCTTGTCGATGCCGTACGCGCCACGGTTCAGCTTTTCGTTCTTGTGAATCTGCTCGCGCTGCATGTACATCGTGGCGAACAGGTTCGCGCCGTTGCCGTTCGTCATGATCGTGGAGAATTCCTCCAGGATCTTCGCGTCGGACGTGATGCCCTTGGCCTTCAGCTTCGGCAGCAGCACCTTCTCCAACCACTCGAACGGCGACGCGTTGAAGAGATCGCCTCCAATCAGCGCGCCGGGCTTGATGCGCTTCACGTTGCCGATCGTGTTGTACTCGACCGACTTCTTGTCGACGAGCCCCAGCTCGACCAGTCGCTTCGCCGCGCGCACGGTGGTCTTGCCCTGCATCAGGTTGCTATAGGCGGCCTGCACGCCGGTGCCGGCCGCATGCCCGCCCATTTCCTGAATCAGCGGCTCCATCTGGTAATAGAATGCGTCCTGGCGCATCTGCTTGGCAGCGACCTTGCCGGTCTGGATGAAGTTGCGCCACTCGTCGCCGCCGACGCGGCCGCCCGTCGCGGTCAGCACCTGCTGGACCATGTTCGCTTCGCCCTTGAACGCTGCCTCGCTTTTCGTGCCGCCGCGCAGCTCGATCACCTTCAGCATGTTCATGAACTTCTCTTCGTTCTCGTGCCCCTGGCCGGCACCGAACATCGCCTCGTTCGCGAACTTCATCTTCGCGAGCGTCGGCATCACCATCTGCGCGTGGTGCTCGTCCGCAAAGATGGACATCGCGTCGCGCATCAGCGTCATGTTCTCGGCGATCGCCACGCCGGGCGATTTCATCGCGCGCACGTAGCGCTCAGCGTCCTGCGTGGCGCGATCGCCCAGGCCGAGCCCCTGGATTCGGCCGCGCTCGTTCTGAACCTTCTTCGCCTCGGCCAGTGGTTCGCGCAGATCGTCGAGGATGTGTTTGCCGGTCGCGCGCGCGGCATACCCGCCGATCGCCATTTCGGCCGCGGCGCCGCGCATGGCGCCCATTTTGGCGCGCGCGTCCGCAATGCGCTTCTGACGGGTGTTCAGGGCATCGAGCCGACGTGATTGGGCGTCGATCGCGCCGGTCGTCGCAGCGATGTCGGTGCGCAGCGTGCGCTCGTGTTGGGAAAGCTTGCCCGTGTCGACGCCCGCGCGAGCGAGCCGGTTGCGCAGCTCGTCAACACTGGCCGATTGCTTTTTGAATGTGGCGCCGAGCTTCGACGACGCTTGCCGCGCCTTCGCCAGCTCGGCAATCATCTGCTGCGAAGGAGGCCCAACCGCGTGCAACGACTTCGCGAGTTCCTTGACCTTCTTCTGTGCGTCGGCAAGCTTCGTCGAGGTGTTGGCGAGCCCCGTGCGCATTTCGCGGAACTCGCCGATGCGCCGTTGCGTATCGTTGAGTTCCTTGAGGCGCATGCGGGAATCCCGCAGCTCCTTCACGAGCGTGCGGTTCTTCGTGGCGATCTCGCGGATCGGGCGGCTCGCCTGGTCAAGCGCCTTGAGGACGACCTCCAGGCGCAGGGAACGATCGCTCATTCATCGCCCCGTTCGTGGCGCACGCGGGCATGTTCCCGCCAGGTCATCAGCTCATCAAGCGACATGGCATTCATCACGTCAGGCGTCCAGTGGAAAACGAGGGCGATGTCGGCCATTACTTCGTCGACGGATCGAGGGATGCGTCCTGCTTGACGGAGTTCGGTACCAAAAAACCGGCAAGCTCCGTGCCGAGCTTGACCAAGTCGGCCGGGTCCATGCGCAGCACATCGGGCTCGGTCAGCACCGGGTCGCTGATGCGCGGCAGGACTTTCGACAGCGCGATCACGTCGAGCTGCAGGACGTCGGTGAGCGTGACGCCGCGCAGCGCACCGCTGCCCGACATGGTCAGCGTGACAGCGTCGATTTTCTGCTCGCCGCGCTTGATCGGGGTATCGAGGCGCAGCGCGTCGGTTCGTTTCAGAGACATGGTCATTCCTTTGAGTGTGGAGTGGGTAGGGGTTACAGGCCGAGAGCGCGGCGCTGCTGGGCGAGGCGATCGACGCCGCCAACCATTTCGATGAAGTTCGGGAAGTCGATCTCGATCAGGGTCTCGCCGTTGGATACGAGGCGGTAATACGCGAGCGACATCGTGCCGGTCTGGTCGGCGTTGTCGCCGGCCTTGGCCTTGCCGGGGTCGATCTCCTTGTAGCGGCCGCGCACGTATACCTCGACCGCATCGACTTCCTCGGTGTCGTCGCGCTGATAGGAGCCGGCGAATCGTACGGTGACGCCGTCGATTTTCGACGTGCCCCACGTCTTGAACATCTCTTTCATGAAGCCGCCCATCGTGAGCCCCAGCTCGAGCTTCTCCATGCCGAGGTCGATGTCGACCTCGCCGTTCATGCCGCCGCCGCGATACGCCTCCATCTTGCGTGTGAGCTTCGGCAACTGGATTTCCGGCACCTCGCCAACGAACGAGACACCGTCCTCGAACACGAGGAAATTCTTGAGTTTGGATGGCAGAGCCATTGCGTTTTCCTATGGTGAGTAGCGGGCCGTCAGACGGCGATGCTTTCCGCGAACTTGACCAGGTACCGGTCCGTGATGCGCTGGCGGAACGTCAGGTCTTCGAGCGGGGGTGTCGGACAGAAGTCGTAGTCGATGAAGCCCAGGCCCGCCTTGAGCGAATCCTTTTCGTTCGCGGCCGGATCGAACCAGCACTCGCCGTCGATCAAGTAGCCGGCGTTTTTCCACGCCCGGAACTTCGCGTTCACGCCGTCGACGACGTCGCGCATCAGCGTGCGGCTCATCGGCTGGTCGACCGCCCACATGTGGGCCTCGGCCATCGTGTCGGCGACCACTTGCGCGCTGCGCACGTAGTTCTCGAACGCCCACAGCTTGTCCTCGGAACAGGTACGCGAACCCCATAGACGGTAACCATTCGCGTTCACGAGCGTGGTGACCTCGTGACTGTTCAGGTAGCCGGCATCGGTGTTCGGGTCCTGCAGGTCCCAGAACACGTCGCGGCTGATGCCGGTGACGCCGTTCACGACGACGTTCGAAATCGTCTTGTGCCAGCCCGTTTCCTCGTCGATCTTCGCGCGCATGCCGAGCGCGCGCGCCGTCGCCCAGGTGATGTCCTCGGCGTTCGTGGTGGTGTTCCAGTTCACGAAGTCCGGCCAGATCGTCATCAGCTCGCGCTGGCCGAAATTCGCGCGGTAGGCAACGGCTTCTTCCTTCGTCTTCGCGCCGAATGCGTTGACGTAGCCGAAGCCGCGCAGCTTCTGCGCGATCGTCGCCAGCTCGGTTGCAACCGGCAACGTGTCGAGGCCAGGGCAGCCGAGCACGCGCGGCTTCACGCCGAGTCGGCTCTTCGCGGCGAGCAGCGCCTTCATGCCGGTGTACTGGCCGTCCGCGGTCGTCGTGCCGATCACGTTGCTGGTCGTTGCGTCCGCGTCCTTGCCGGTCGGCACGCGCACGGCGACGATCAGCGGCGAGGTCTGCGCAGCGATCGCGTCGAGCGAACGCGCGAGCGTGCCCTTCGTGCCGGCGCGGCCGATAGCGGCCCGCACGTCCGTGATGAGGACGGCACGGTTTTCGGGGAAGGTGGCAGCGTCGGCGTCGTCGCCGGTGCTGACCAGGCCGATCACGGCCGTGCTGACCGTTCGGATGGGGCGCGTACCGTCATTGATTTCAATGACGCGTACGCCGTGGTGGTAATCAGAAGGCAAGCTTTTCTCCCGGAAGTGAGCCTTCCGAAAGATTGCCTTCCGCGCGCGCGGAGATCACGCGCGGGAGGTTGTGCAGCGGCAGGGCACAACCAAAGCCGCTGCAGGGTGTCGCTACGCGGCGACGGGCAGCACGTCCAGCTCGGCCAGGCGCGCGGTCGCGACCTGGTGATAGCTCGGCTCGAGCTCGCAACCGATCCAGTTCAAGCCGGCCTCCTTCGCTGCGGCGAGGAACGTGCCGGACCCGGTGAACGGGTCCAGGACGACGCCGCCGGGCGGCGCTAGGCGCACGACGTCGCGCGCGAGCTGCGCGGGCTTCTCGGTCATATGGCGCTTCGGATGCGCGAGGCGCTCGGAGAACACGCCAGGCAGATACACGTCGGCGCGTCGCACGGCGCCCTTCGTCGCCCAGACCAGGAATTCGGACTGCTGCGCGAAGCCACCGGCGCGCGGGCGCGTGCGGCCGCCGGTCTTGTCCCACACGGCGACGCCGCGCCAGGTGAAGCCGGCGGCCTGGATCGCATCGGTGAGGCTCGGCAACTGGCGCCAGTCGACGAAGCAGGCCAGGTGCGCCTCGTTGCGGCAAACGCGATAGGCTTCCGCAAGCCACGTCATGCACCAGAAGGTCCACGACCGTTGGTCCTTGCTGTCGTGCTGGAATTCAGGATAGACGGTCTTCACGTCGCCGCCGATGTACTTGCTCGACGGTGCCTGGCTGCGCGACGCGCTGGTGGTACCGCCGGACGAGTAGGGCGGATCGGTGAAGACCAGGTCGACGCAGGCATCGGGCAGCGCGCGCATGATGCTCAGTGCGTCGGCCTGGTGCACGCGGTTGATCAGATCAGCGGAGATGGTTTGCTGCATGGGGCGATTCCCTCGTATCGGAGGCTCGGTGGCCTGCGGGTAGGGGGCTCGCGGCCCTCAGAATATTCATTGCGCCGCAACGCGGGCATTTGATGGAGAGCCGGACGTATTCGCCGGCGCCAAGTTTGCGGTTACAGCTTCCGCAACGGATGTCCTGCATGGGGTGATTCCTGCCTGTGCTAGGATGCCGGCGCCTCTCGAGAGGTGTCGCGGCCCTGGCCAATCCTGCAGGTCTGCTTTGCGGGTGCGGGGCGTGCATGATGTTCCACCATCACGCACGTCGCCGCGTCCTTTTCTTCCTGCCTCGTGTTACGCGACGTATTCGCCGCCGGCGAGCATGTAGCGGTCGGTCGAGCCGTACATCATCGACCCATCAGCATTCGCGGCGTCACCTTCGGGCTTCGGTTCCACCAGTCGTCGCTGGATATACGCGAACGCCCCCTCGTTGGCTTCCGGCATGCCCGACACGAAAATCGTTACGCCGCCCTGCAGCGGCTGTTTCCCCGCCTTGAACGTCGCTTCCGACACGTAGCTCTGGATCGTGCCGCTCGTGAACTTCGACGCGGCGTCGATCGAGACGTTACTGACAACGTGATAGGACGCCTGCGCGCCGGTCGATTCGAGAACGACGGCTTTCTTGATTGCCATATTCGATTCCTGAAAATAAAAAAAGTGAAACGGGACTGCGGTTTGCGGTGATGCGGCCCTGGGCGACTACGCGGGAAACTGCGGCCAGACGACGTCGAGCGGAAAGCCGACCTGCTGTGGCACGTCGCGTAGCGCAGCGCGATAGCGCCGAAGTGCCACTTCCCGATCGGCGTCGCCAGCATCCGCCGCGCGCTCGACGAGCGGGTCGACTTCGGCGAGCAGCGCGTCGCGCTGTCGGCGGACGTTTTCCGATGCTTCGATGAGCGCGTATTCCGCTTCGAACTCGGGCCACCACGCGAGCAGGTCGGCCGGTGTCGGCTGTGGGATGCCGGCCGGCAACCAGATCGGCACCCACGCCGTCTTGATCTGCTCGAGCGTTTGCTTGTGTACCGGGTGCGCGACCCAGTAATCACGGCAGCGTACGAGGTTCGGGAATTTCTTCGCGAGAATGAAAGCCGCTTGCTCGACGTGGAGCATGGTGTTCGAGTTCGTCATTGGTTCCTCAAAACTACGCCGTAGACAACGATCGCGTTGGCTGTGCCGTTGCCCGGACCGCTCAGGCCGCACACGACCCACGGTGCGGGCAGTGCGCCGTTGAGGCGATCGATGGTGCCGAAATTGTTCACGCCGGAATCCCACTGCACGCGCGCCCCGGCGTTGGCCTTCGAGTTGTCGCGGTTGTACAGGTCGTCGAGGATGGTGTTCATCCACGCGCCGCGATACGCGCAGAACAGATTGCCGTCCGTATTGAGGACCTGCTGGCCGCGCATGTACATCGTGCCCCAGTCGTCGACGCCCCACGTCACCGAGTTGTAGGCCGAGTTGATGACTTCGATGCCGCCGTTGTCGCGAGCACGCAGATAAGTCCACGAATCGAAACCGGGCCGGTTGTTGCGCAGCCCGATATCGGCTTGCCATCCATCACGCGTGAATGACATGCGGCCCCACATCGTGCTCCCGGCGCGGTTGACGTAATTGTTCGGCAGGAAGTTAGAGAGCCATCCGCCCCACAGGCTCCCGTTCAGGTTTCCGTCCGGCGCGAGCTGCGACGTACCGCCACCGGCCTTTAACTCGCCGCGTGCGATGACCGTGCCGCCATTGGTGACCGATAGGTTCGCGGCCGTATTCGCGCCGTTCGTTACCATCCACGTCGCCGTCGACGCCTGCACCTGAACCCGCGGCGTATACCCGTTCGAGTTGAAGACGAGCTGCGATCCGTAGTCACCGGCTCCGTACAGCGTCACGGTTGCGTTGACCTGGCCTCCGGCGTTCTTGTCGAGAGGCGTGACGTTCGCGCTGTCCCACGGCGTCGCACCGGCCCACGTCGGTCGTGCGGTCGTGCTCAGGCCGCCGTCGATCTGAACCCCGGTCGCCGTCAGATTCATCACGCGCTTTTGCTTCGCGTCGCTCGCGGCGTCGTTCGCCGTGCCGTCGTTGATCCAGAACCCGACTGACTCCCGGCCCCAGGCGCCGCCAGTAAATGCCGCGCGGATGGATGCGATGAGGCGAGTACTGGTGTCGATGTTCGACGAGCCGAAGGTGCCGTAGAGGCGCAACTTCGCCTCCCGGTTCAGCGCGCCGGCCTGGCCCTTGATTGCGAGCTGCGCATCGGCATCGCCAGGCGCGGACGTGATGGTCGCCGAACCGGTGATTGCGGGGCTGGCGAGCGGCGCATACCGCGCGGCTGCGGTCTTCGGCGTCACGGCACGCGTGTCATCAGCGCCGGCGTCGACCTCTGCCTGCGTCGCCAGCTCGACGACGCCCTTACGGTCGGTGGTCGCCGGCGGATTGAGGAACGACGTCGGTCCGAAAACCAGCTTCGACACATCGATCGAGGCAAACACGGTATCGGCGGCCAGTAGCAGCATCGACGCCGACGCTTTTTCGAGGATCGGATCGTTCTGCACGTAGACGCCGAACAGCACGCCGTTGTCCAGGTACAGCCCGAAGCCATACAGCGTGTACTGGTCCGCGCTGTCGTCCTGGATCACGATGTGAATCGTGTCCTTCGCAACGGTATCGCCGCCGAACGTCGTGATGCGCTTCAGCTCGCTCGGCAGCGCGGTCATTTCCGGCTTGAACACGAACGTCGCTGTGGCGAGGCCAATCTGCGTGACCTCGCGCGCAGTGGTCCCGGTGTTGCCGGGCGCCACCAGTGCGGCGCGGCCGGCGTCCGTGATGTAGATGAGGTTTCCAGCCATGTTCGTTAGTCCGTGAGAGAGAGGCGGCGATAGACGGCCGCGCGCACGCCGCACGCGACGCCGATCGAGCCGGTCATGCTGAAGCCCTGCGTGAAGGTGTAGTGGGCGGTCCCGCGCTTCGCGCGATCGACCTCGGCCCGGATGTCGTTGACGTACTGCGCGGTGGCCGGCGCGCCATCACGGCTGCCGACCGTCATCACGATCTCGAACGTGCCTGGTACGCCGCGCGGCTTCATCTCGAACCATTCACGCATCACCACGTTCGCGCCGAACGACGCACAGACGTCGCGCACGGCGTCGGCCGTGCCCTTTTTACGGGCGATCCGGATCGCGGATTTCACGCGTGCGCGCTTCACCTGCTCGGGCCATTCGTCGCGCCAGGTGTCAACGCCCATGTGCCAGGCGAGCCAGGGCAGGAAGCGCAGCGGGATTCGATCCGGGTCCATCAGCGTGTCGATCTCGACCGGAATGTCGAGCACGTCCGCGTTGGCTTCGGCCAGGCGCCGCTCGAGCACGGTCGCGTTCGGCGGCAGCAGGGAGAGGGCCGGCTTAGTCATCGGCCACCCCGCCATCCTTCAACTCGATACCCGTGCAATACGGCGCCTGGTCGATCGCGATCGGCACGCCTTCGGCCGGCGTGTCGAGCAGCACCTTCTGGACGCCGGCGACGCGCATCGACGCGTACAGACCGTCCAATGTGACCTCGGAACCCGGTCGATGCATCGAGTCGGTGAATTGCTGCGTCTTCTTCAGCGATTCCGCGAGCGCGACCGCGCGATCCGGGCCGTTGAAGAATCGCAGCGTTGCGCGGACCGCGTACCGGACAATCTTCGCGCTCTGCACGATGACCTCGTCCGCCTGCGGCCGCTTCTTTTCCAGCGCCTTCTTTACGATGTCGATCAGCTCCTGGCCGGCTGTGCCGTCGCCTTCGCGGGACAGGATCGTGACGATCATCACGCATGGCGACGGGCTGTAGGCGGTGGCCGCTTTCACGCGCCCATCAGCGGCGCGCGCATGGAACACGTACGCGTCGTCGGGGCCAGCGACTGAGAAACCGCGCGGCGCGAGCTGGATGCGCTCGCGCAGGCTGTCGTCGTCCTCGTAGACAGGATCAATGCCCTGATCGGGATCACCCGGCGAGATCAGCAGGCGGTCGACGTCGAAGAGGGCGCCGATGTGCTCGAGCGTCTTGCCTTTCGCGTAGGCGAGCAGGATGCCGCGCGCTTTCTCGTTCATGAGTGCGAGCAGCAGCATCTTTTCGTACGCGCCTTCCTGCAGCAGCTTCACCGTCGGCTCCGATTCGAGCTCGAGCGTGGCCGCAATCTCGTCCTGCTGTTCCTTCGGATACAAAGAGACCAGGCGCGCCTTCTTCTCGGCCAAGATCGTTTCGTAGTCGAGTTCTTCGACGATGTCCGGGGCCGGGAGCTGCGACAGATCGATCGGCGTCGTTCTCATGCAGCACCTCGCCCGTTCGTCGCCGGCAGGCGCATGGAGAACGCGGTGCCCGCGCGCGGGCCGTCCGTGCGCTCGCCTTGCAGCTCGAGCACGGCGCTGCCGTCGATGCCCGTGCTACCGAAGTCCACCTGGTTGACCTGGATGCGCGGCTCCCACCGGGCCAGCGCCATGACGGACGCCGCCATCACACGCATGCGCATCAGCGGATTGACCGGGCCATCGATCAGCTCGGGCAGCAGCGAACCGTAGTCGCGGCGCATCACGCGCGTGCCCAGTGGCGTGAACAGGATGTCTGCGACGGATTGCTCGATGTGAGCCTGGCCGGCGATCGCGCGGCCGGTGCGGGAGTTCATGCCGATCATGCGCCACCCGCGATCGGTTTCGAGGTCGGGGCGAATTCGCCTTGCGCCTGGTGCGGATGCTCCACGAGGCTGATGCTGCGCGACTGCACGTCGACGTCAGCGGTCACGGTGCCGGTGAAGTGCGCGCTCCCCTGGATCTCTATCACGGGGCCGCCGCCCGAGCCGCGCCCGCCCTTGCCGGTCGCGCCAGATTCGAACGTGAGCGGTCCCTTCACGAGCAGCGAGCCCGTCACAGTCGTGTCGTCGGCGTCGAGCGTGACGGATTTCGCGTTGACGGTCGCGGTATCGGTTTCGACAGTGACGCTACCAGGTGCGACGACATGCACGGTCGCGCCCGCCGGCAACGTGGCGGTGAGCGCATGCGTGGCGAAGTCGTACGCGATGCGTGCGCGGTCCGCATAGACACGCACGTGTTCGTTCGGATTCGAGCTGGGCGCGTCGTGGCCGTCGCAGTAGACGCCCGGCAGGAAGAGGCCCGTCGTCGGCTCGCCGGACGGGCAGAGCAGCAGCCCCGGTTCGCCGATCGTCGGCGGGTCCCATTCGATGCTGTTGCCGGTGCGCTGCGCGAGCCAGCGAATCCAGTCGGTTTGCAGGCCGCCGGATTCCACGCGCACGCGGCGGGCGCCGTGGTCGACGTCGATCACGGTGCCCTCGCGCAGAAGGCTTTCGAGGCGGCGGTTCAGGTCAGCAAAATCATCCATGCGGCAAGGATGCCGCGCGCGCGGGAGAGGGTCACGCGATGGAGGTTGTACACGGCCGGGCTACAACACAAACCCGGCCGCGCGTCGCGCTACTGCGACAGGTGATCGTGGAGATAGCGGTGACGTTAGCGTCGGCATGGCGGAGCAACGGCCTGTCTTCGACGGGCCGTTGTCAACCCATACCAGTCCTTCAAGTCATCCCCGGAGGCGTCTCATGTCGATCATGTCACTGCGGTTCGCCAAAGGCGAGGCATGCCGTTCTCAAGCCACGTATTCGCTCTAGCTATCCGAAACAAGTGCTGCGAATTCTTTGTGTTGAGTGGCTACGTTACTCGCGTATTGCAAAGCTGAAATTTTGCTCGCAACTTCTTCCAAGTACTTATCGTCCCCGAAGGAGTTGCTGAGATCTGCCGATGTGACAATGGTCGTTGCGAAGGCCGCCAATCCTGTAACGATCGGAAGCCAGCGAGCAACCAGTTCGACGAGACTGTTAGTTCCGGCCTGCGCTGCATTGGACGAAAAGGCAATTGTAAGCGGGTCGACCTTCTTTCCAATCACTGTTTCCAGTGTTTGAGCCATTAGCGCAATCAAGAATGCTTTCGAGCGAAGGTTCCTTAGAAGGGCAAGCTGATTGCTCTCGAGTGACAGAATCGTTCCGTCGGTGGATTTGCCTTTAAGTTGGAGTCGCAAATCGTCAATAGCTCGCGCGAGCGTGTAGACGAACAGGATGTGGCGTGCCTTCTTACCTTCAAAGGCATTGTGATAGAGCGGCTTACGGTCAAAAATTTGATTCTTTCCGCGCGCCGCATCTTGCGGTCTACCGTGGAACGCAAGTAGCGGCTGTGCGACTTCCTCGATCCCAATCTGGTCCCCTTGTACCCTAAAGCCGCGCTTGCGTACGTAGTTATGTCCTATCGCCGAAAATTCATCCGCGATACGGTTTTGCTCCGAATCGTTACTGTATTGATCCCACGTAGTAATTTCATTTTGAGTGTTGTTGTACTTGACAATATCACCAATAGTTTCGGGGTCGGTGGATTGTATAACTCGACACATAACCTTAACGCTTTTCAAGTCGTTCTTCGTTGCATCAACAGTGCCGAGCGAACCAGTTGTCTGTGCGCCATTGATTATCGATACGCCGGTCAGTTTTGTCTGGCCATCCTTCGTATCACTTTTCCCTAAGGTTATCAACGTGATTCCATTATTGAAAACCCAGAAATCTGCCGGCTTCACCTCTGCCGTCTGACGAATTCCGCTGTTGATTCGTTTTCGCCTGCTAATTCCCAAAAAACCTCGATAATTAGCGGAAAATAGATCGTCACCATATTTTGCGTATAGCTCATGTAACCATGTGCCCGGCACCGACATTACGGCCGCTTCCCATTTGGGTCCAGTCTCGGTAAATGCGATTTTCGCCGGGCAGATCAACTCATCTTTCACCTGAATCTGGGATTCCTGACTAGCGAAAAGATGCTCGATGCGCGCTGCTCCCAGTTCTCGCGCAGTAACACTGACCGCCCATTCGGCGTCGAGCGATTTTTTGAAATGAGCTGATGCTGTCTGCAGTTCCTTCGCGACGTTTACTGACTCAGGATAGTTATGCACATAGAGAAGCTCCACACTGTCAACCTCCCCGTTGGCTAGCGCCTCTCGGCATTCTGTAATGGAAGACTGCAATGCCGTGGGAACCTGACTAACATCGCCTGACAACAACCATGCACTGGCGGTATTCAGATCCGAAGCCTTGTTGGCAGGAGCGGCATCTTTTTTACCCTCCCCCAAATAACCTTGCGAAAACAAGATTCGACGGTTATCACGATCAATGTAGATCAAATCGATCTTCTTGTCGTCTGGTCCATCCGTAAGCGCCTCGGAAGCCAGAGCTTCGATATCCGGCTCTTCAAGGTACATTGCGACCACCCAGACAAGGTAAGCGTTTCCTTCTCCCAAGTTTTTGATCAGATTCGAATTCGCCTTGAATGCGTCAATATATGCCATACAAGCCCCCTTGGCGGGTAATCGGTTAATCGGGTCGACCCTGTGCATCTCGGCTCTTTCGTCAAACTACACCAGCTAGGGAATTTCGAACAGGAGTTGCACGATCGGCTCGCTGCAGCACTCACGCTGGCAGATCCGTCGCCAGTTGTTCCCGCGTGTGACGACTTTGCCTTCGACAGCGACCGTCTGGGATCTGACTGTCCGCGACGGTTTGTGGCCGAGGCCGGTCAGATTCCGTTTTGAGCGGATGGACGCTTACGCAAATCCTACCGCGCCAGGAAGTCGAGAGCGACGTCCGTGATCCGGTCGACGTCGGCGTCGGCCAGGCCGAGCAGCTCGCGCGCCGGATACTGGACGACCGGACCATTGCGTTCGACGCGATCGCGCAGGCCCTCCTGGTGGACGCGCGCCATGCGCTCGACCTGGCGCGTGAAATGCAGCACCGCCGCGTCGGCGCTCGAGGCTGTTTTGAGGAAGCGGGCGGTGCGCAGCTTCGCGAACATCGCGCGGCGGATGCGGCCTTTCTTGCGCCGGGCCTGCGGCTTGCGCGGTGCGTATCGGCTGCCGTCCGGGTTGCGAGCCTCGGCGATACGCCGCGAATGGCGCCGGCGCAGCTCCACGGCGAGCCCTTTCGCCAGGACCGCGCGCTGTGCGGGCGAGAGCTGGCCGAGCAGGCCGGACGCCCATTCCTCTGCGCGGGACAGTCGGTCGACCATCAGGTCCCCGCGATGGGCGGCTCGCCGAAGTGGCGAATGTCGTAGCCGTCCGGCCGCTCGACCACGCCGACGCGCTCGGTCAGCTTCAGCAGAATCTCGACGTCGGATTTGCCGTTGTCGAGCAGCTCGGCCTGGAACTTGAACCCGTCGCGGCAGAGGTCGCGGTTCAGCAGCAGCTCGGGCTGGTGGATCTTCAGCCAGGCGATGATCGGCACCATGAGGTGATCCGCATCGCCGGCGTAGTCCGTCACGACGATGTCGAGCGTGTACGCATATTCGAACGACAGCGACTTCGCAGCGGTGACGGCGATCGACCCGTGTTCGATGAAGACGTGCAGCCGGTCGGGATCGCGCGCGAACTCGGGTAGGGCGGCCGTGAGCGCCGCGCGCAGGCTGTCGGGCTTCTTCATGGCGCCGGTTCCTCCGGGTCGCGCACGCGCGCCTGCAGCGCGATCAGTTGCTCGGCGTTTTCGTGACAGGTGGTGTAGTTGCCGGCGACGGTTGCGGCGACGGCAGAGAGCGCAACGCCCGAGGGGGCCGCATCAGCGTCTCGGGGATCACCCACCGGCACGTTGGCGGCGGCGCTGTCGTGCACGCGCACAAAGCCGACAGGGACAGTACAAGCACGATCGGCTTCGCGATCGACATAGACGGGAACCTCCTTGATGATGGTGTCGCCCTTCTCGCGGACGACCTGGACACGGTCGACGTACTGCGTGACGACCTTCACGTCGCCGCGTGCCGCGTCGCGCTCGGCCGTCCGCTCGCGCACGTCGCGCGCGAGATCGTCGACGCGCTGGCCGGCATCGACTAGGCGCGCATGCTGGATCGCGATGACGACGGCAGCTACGGCGAGCGCGATCGCACCGACGACGAAGATACGGGCGCCGGTCGTCACGCGGCCGCCCGGCTGTAGCGATCGAAGGCCCGTTCGAGCTTCACGTCGTACAGGTTCTCGGCGTACGCGCGGCCGTTGTACAGCTCGGCGAACTTCGCCCACTTCCGGCCTCGCAGCGCGGCCAGCAGCGTCTTGTCGGCGAGGACGAAGCGGACGAACGCCTCGAGCTGCTCGGCCTCGCTGACCTTCATTGCGTCGACGAACGCGAACACGTCCGGATAGCCGAGCGCCTTCCAGTGGTAGCCCATGATTTGGAACGCGCCCCAGCTCGTCGCCTCGAGCGCGCACGCGGCCGAAATCTGCGACGCGCTCGCCAGGCGCGCATATTCCGCCGCGTCGCCGGCGTAGCCGCCGCGCTTCGGGTTGACCAGGGCCGGGTACTTCGCTGCCAGTGCATCCGCGTCCATGCCGGCCGCCGCGAGCTGGCGGTACATGATGTGCCGCTCGTACAGGATCACAGGCCGACCGTCCGGCAGGAACCCGGCACCGCGCGATTCCACCTCGTTGACGGCGCGCACGGCGGCGAGATCGACCTGCAGCCGATCGGCTGCACGTTGCAGATCCGCGTCGGTCAGGTGTCGCGGGTCGCGCCGGCCGGCCGAGAGCGTCGACCAGGTCTTCGGGCCGGCGATGCCGTCCGCGACCAGGCCGTGCGATGCCTGGAACGCCATGACGGCGCTACGGGTCGCGCTGCCGTAGATCGCGTCGGTGTCGAGGCGCGCGCCGGCGGCGACGAGCTGGCGCTGCAGGTAACTGACATCGGCGCCGCGGTCGCCGAGACGCAGGGTCTTATACATGGCGCCCCCACACCTTGAATTGCAGCATGCGCGCGATCAGCGAGTCGCGCGGGTTGCCACGGTGGAACAGCTCGACAACGTTGCCGCGCACGCCGTACACGGCGAGGCACAGGACGCCGATCAGCACCGTGTCGGCGAGGTTCGCCGGCGGCAGCATGCCGAACGCGGCGCGGATCGGCGCGGCGCCGGCGGCGACCGCAATCGCGTAGGCCAGGCACGACGCGAGCGGCCGATGGGCGCTCGAGCCGCGACGGAAGGCCACCAGGCGCAGCGCGATCGCCGCGCACAACAGCACGTAGACGGTCGTGAGCATCACTTTTCCCTCCCCTTGAACACGTTCAGCAGCCGATCGGGCGCATCGGCCTGGGCGATCAGCCACAGCAGCAGTTTCACGACGAGCGCGGACGCGATCAGCGCGCCGATGCCGGCGTGCACCTCGACGCGGGCCGGCAACACGGCGTCGAGTGCGGCGGCGAACAGCTCGGCCGTGAGGCAACCGGCAACGAACGAGATCACGAAAAACGCGATGCGCTTCGGGATCGACGGGTCGGCCGCCGTCATCACGAACAGCAGCGAGCCGGCGAACGCGCCCATGACGACGTTGGCGTCGACGCCGGGAAACAGCGACAGCGTTGCGACGCCGAGCGCCGCGACCGTCGCGGACGACGTGGAAATAGGTTCAGCCATTCTCAGTCCCATAACTGGAGCCGCTCGGCGCCGGATTGCGCCGCTTGCGGTACTTCGTCGGGCAGCTCGACGAGCAGCCCGTGAGGCAGGATCGGGCCGTACTGCGCCAGGTCCCGGTTGAGGTCGAGCACCGCTTCGACGACGCCGCGCGTGCGGCCGAGCACGCGCCAGCAAAGCGCGTCTATGGTTTCCCCCTGGAGCGCCCGCACCTCCATCAGATCAGCTCCACCGTCATGCGAGGGCGGCCGATGATGTCGCTGATTGCCCAGCGGGCGTCACGGCGCAGCTCTTCGCCCTGGGGCTCCAGCTCGTCCGCGCGGCGTGCGCCATCGCCTGTCGTGTCGTAGTCGCGGTACCGCTCGACGAGCGTCGCCTTCGCCAGGCAATACACCGCGCGCCGGTAGTGCTGCAGCCGTACGCTTTCGCCGTCGAGCTGGTCGGCCGGCGCGTCGGCGAGACAGGTAACGCCGGAATCGAGCCACGCCGCGCGTGCGCTGCGCAGCTCGTCGTTTACCTCGGCGATCGCGGCGAGCAGCTCGTGCCGCAGACGGGCGTCTGTGATTGACCCGTCGAGGCGCATCGTGTCGCGCGCGTGCTCGAGCGACACATCCGGGTAGAACGGGTCGTTCTTGATCGGCTTGGCGGATTCCGCTTCCGCCGGCGCACGCGGCAGCGGCGGGGTCGAGACAAAAGACATGGTCGGGTTCGTCAGGTTGATCGGTAGAGGCGGTGGACGGGGCTTTCGCGCGGACTGTGCCGGCTACGGCCCCGTGCCGCCTGGTGCGCGGGGTACGCTCGGTGTCAGCCACCGGGGCCGGACTGGCCCCCGTTGGCGGAATTCTTCAGCTCGCGCTCGAGCCGCTCGATGTCCTTCTTCACGCCCACGTTCGCGAAGAGCTGCAACGCGCGTCGTAGATGGTCGAGGGCACGCGCGGGATCGGAAGCGGAGAGGCCGTAGCCGATCGCCTTGTGCAGCTTCGCGCGAACTTCGTCGGGCATGTCGGCCATTGCCGTGAGCCGCTCGATCTCGACGAGCGGTTCGACCTGGATGACATCGCCGGCGCGATGGGCGCGCAGCGCGGCCTCGGCGAATTCCTCGACGAGCAGGCACGGCGTGCTGCGCTTGTACTGGTCGGGCAGCGGGAGGGCGTGCCGCAGCGCGTATGCGCCGATCTCGAGCGCGCCCTCGTAGTCGCCGACGTCGACGCGCCAAACCATGATCGTCATCAGCACGTCGTCCTGCGCGCCGGCCGCGCCTTCGAGCACACCCGCGACCCACGCGTCGTATGCAGGCAGGAACTGCCGCTTCAGGTCGGCCTTGCGCTCGAGCGACTCGACAGCCTTCAGCGCGCGGCGGTGTTCGTCGAGCTGCGCGAGCATCAGCGTATATGCCGAGTCGTCGCGCAGCCCGCCGACACTCGCCGGCGCGCCGCGCGCGGCCGTGGCCGCGACGGTGCGCTGGAAGTGTTGGCGGAACGGGTTCGTCATGCGCCACCCTGCGGAGCGGCCGGGGCAGCGTCGACGAGCTGGATGTTCTCGACCACGCAGCCGGCGCCGTACTGCTCGATCACGTACGCATCGTTCGAGCTTTCATAGTTCTCGATGCGATCGCGCTCGGGCACTTCCTTCAGCGAGCGCCGGCGCGCGCTGATTTGCCAGTAGATCGACAGGTTGTCCAGACGCGTGACCATCAGCGCGTGCGGCGGGAAGTACGGGACCGCCACGGCCGGCAGGTTGCCGACGCGCTTCTGCGACACGACGATGTCGGTTGCCAGCGTCTCGGTCGACGGCTGCGCCTGGTTGATGAGCGGGAAGTACTTGTCCTGGAGCAGCTCGCGGCCGCAGATCACGACCAGATTCGGGTCTTCGGCGTACCACGGGTCGAGGAACTCGTTGCGAGCGAGCGAAACGACAGCGTCGAGATTCTTGAATTCCTCGCCCTTGCCGATCTTCACGCCCGAAAACACACGTTGCTTCGCGTTGTTGCGGTACTGCTGAAGCCAGCCAATGTTGACGTCCTGCAGCAGTGGATTCGCGTTGAGGTCGGTGTCGGCCGCAACCTGTACGCCGTTCCAGCCGATCATGATGCGATCGAGTGCCTGGCGAAGGATGATGGAATCGCGCAGGCGCGCCTGGAAGTCCGGGAACTTCGCCCATGCGTCGAGCTGCTGATAGCGGATGTGGGTGTCGTAGTCCGTCTTCTCGCAGCGGTACTTCTGGTTGTCGAGCGCCGACACATCGCGCGTCTGACGATCGCGCTTGGTCGTGTCCGTCCGGCTCGCGATCGGCCCGGACACGCCGAGGCCGATCTTCTCGCCTTCCATTTCCTCGACGCCGTGAATGTTGATCTGGCCGAGGAATGCGCTCGATTCCTGAATCTTGGTCTCGAGCGTTTGCTGCACGCTCGGCGCGACCGAAAACTTCTTCGTCGCATCGCCGACGCCGTTCAGTTCCTGGATGCGACCAAGGTACCGGTTGTACTGCTCGCGGGTAGTGTTCCGCATGGATTCTCCGTCTTTCGAAAATGGGATGAGGGCGGGTTAGCAGTCGGTCTGCGCCCCGTTGTCGCTGCCCGTCGACGTCGGCCGCTGTTGCGTGCTGCTGTCGGTGCGCGACAGCTTCTGGACCAGGTCGCTATGGCGCTTGTCGCCGGCCTGCTGCGCGCGCTTCAGCTCGTCGAAATTGGTGTTGAACTTTTCGAGCTGCTCGAGCACCTGGCCCTGGCTTTCGGCGAGCGCGACGACCGATTGAGACAGGTCGGAAAAACGCTGGTCGTCGGAGGCTTCCTTGCGGTTCAGCAGGCCGCGCACCTTCGAGAACAGCGACTTGCCCGCGTCGCTGGTGCGCGGCGTTTCGTCTTCGAATTCGATGTCGGCTTCGATCGCAGCACTGAAGAGGTTTTCCGGGCGCTGCTTGCGGGTGTCGAATGCCTTGTGCTTCGCGCTGAACGCGAGCATGTCGGTGCCGAGGCTGGCCGGGTTGTCGGTGACGGCAAGACCGACCAGGTATGCCTCGCCGGTGTCGGCGAAGTCCGGGTCGACCTCCATCGACGTATAGACCTTCTGGCGCTGCTCGGTGGTCATTGCGACCAGGTCCTTCGTCGGCGAGAGCTGCGCGAGCAATCGCATCTTGCCGTCCTGCTCTTCGGCCTTGAGCGCGATCACGTCGCCGTATGCGCGGAACGTACCGTCCGGGTACATGCCGCGAATGTGTTCCATGTTGATGCGCGCGCCGTACGTCTTCGGGTCGTAGCTGCTCGCCATCTGCTCGAGCATCGTGCGATCGATCGTGCGACCGTCCGTGGTCGCGCCTTCCGTCGCGATGCAGAAAAACTTCGTCTTCTTTGCGTCCTGTGCCATGTGCGAATCCACTGAGAGGGGGCTGTGTTCAGGGATTCCAGTTTCGGCAGTTCGAACCGGTGTCGCAATGCATGTTGGTTGTGCGCGCAACCGATACAACCGGATGCAGTAGGGCCTACGCGCGCGCGTCGGTAGCCTTGCTGCATGACTGCACTTCCCATCGATTCATCCGACGTTGATCCACGCCGACGCGCACGTGACCTGTACTGGCAGGGGTATCGCATCGCGCGTGTCGCCGAGCTGCTCGGCGTGAAGCCGGCCACGCTCTACAGTTGGAAAAAGCGTGATCGATGGGACGACACCGAGCCGGTCGATCGCGTCAACATGACGATCGAAGCGCAGTTGATCAAACTGGTGACGAAGGAGGCGAAGGAAGGGCGTGACTACAAGGAGATCGACCTGCTGACGCGTCAGCTCGACCGGTTGCGCTCGCGACCAGCGAACGATGCAAAGGTGAGCGAATCCGGGGGCGGTGGCGGCACGCGCCGATCACGCAGCTCGGACGACCGCAACGCGTTCAGCGAAGAGCAGATCGAGAAGTTGAACGATGTGTTCCTCGAATCGATCTTCGACTATCAGCGCACCTGGTATCGGGCGGGCTTCAAAGAGCGGATTCGCAACATCCTGAAGAGCCGGCAAATCGGCGCGACCTGGTACTTCGCGCGCGAAGCGCTGCTCGACGCGTTGAACACCGGCCGCAACCAGATTTTTCTGTCGGCCAGTAAGGCGCAGGCGCACGTGTTCCGGCAGTACATCGTCCAGTTCGCGAAGGATGCAGTCGGCGTCGAGCTGAAGGGCGACCCGATCGTGCTGCCGAACGGCGCGACGCTGTACTTCCTCGGCACGAATGCGCGCACGGCGCAGAGCTATCACGGCAACCTGTATTTCGACGAGTACTTCTGGGTACCGCGCTTCCAGGACCTGCGCAAGGTTGCGTCGGGCATGGCGATCCATTCGCAGTGGCGACAGACGTATTTCTCGACGCCGTCGAGCCTCGCGCACGACGCATATCCCTTCTGGTCCGGTGCGCTGTTCAACCGCGGTCGACCGAAAGATCAGCGCGTGACGATCGACATCTCGAACGCGGCGCTCGCGGCCGGCCGCGCTTGCGCGGACGGCCAGTATCGGCAGATCGTGACCGTCGAGGACGCCGTGCGCGGCGGCTGCAACCTGTTCGACCTCGAGCGTCTGAAGCTCGAATACAGCGCCGACGAATACGCGAACCTGCTGCTGTGCCAGTTCATCGACGATTCGCTGTCGGTCTTCCCGCTCGCGACGTTGCAGACGTGCATGGTCGACACGTGGGAGGTGTGGGACGACTTCAAGCCGCTGTACCTGCGCCCGTTTGGCGACGAAGAGGTGTGGATCGGTTACGACCCGTCGCACACGGGCGACAGCGCGGGCTGCGTCGTGCTGGCGCCGCCGAAGTATCCCGGCGGCAAATTCCGAGTGCTCGAGCGGTTCCAGTGGCACGGTCTGGACTTCGAAGCGCAGGCCGCGCAGATCGAAGCGCTGACCACGCGCTACCGCGTCACCTACATCGGCATCGATACGACCGGGATCGGGCAGGGCGTCTATCAGCTCGTCACGAAGTTTTTCCCGGCCGCGACGCCGTTCCACTACTCGGTCGAGATCAAGACCGCGCTCGTGATGAAGGCGCAGAACGTGATCCGCAAAGGCCGGCTCGAGTTCGACACGGGCTGGAAGGATCTCGCCGCGTCATTCATGGCGATCAAGAAGACGATCACACCCAGCGGGCTGCAGGTCACGTACAAGGCGAGCCGCTCGGAAGAGGCAAGCCACGGCGACCTGGCCTGGGCGTGCATGCACGCGCTCGCGAACGAGCCGCTCGAGGGTGCGACGGGCACCAATACCGGATTCATGGAGATTTTCTGATGTCACGCAAGTATCGACGCGGCGCCGGGCGCCGCACGCACGGCCGCGCCGAGGCGGAGGCCGGTTCGATGCCGACGCCGGCGCCGCGCGCGGAGGTTTTCTCGTTCGGCGATCCGGTCGAAGTGATGGATCGGCGCGAGCTGCTCGAGTATGTTGAATGCATGCGGATGGGGAACTGGTACGAGCCGCCGCTGCCGCTCGACGGGCTGGCCCGCTCGTTCCGGGCGGCGCCACACCACAGCTCGGCCATCTACGTGAAGCGCAACATCCTCGTGCAGTCGTATGTTGAGCATCCGCTACTGTCGCGCGCCGACTTCAGCCGGTTCGTGCTCGAGTACCTGGTCTTCGCGAACAGCTACCTCGAGCTGCGCACGAACCAGCTCGGCACGCCGATGGCGCTGAAGTCTTCGCTCGCGAAGTACACGCGCGTTGGCGTCGAACCGGGTCAATACTGGTTCGTGACGAACGTGCGCGAGCCGTACGAGTTCCCGAAGGGCTCGGTCTATCACCTGTTCGAGCCGGACCTGAACCAGGAGATTTACGGGCTGCCCGAATACCTGTCGGCGCTGAACTCGACCTGGCTGAACGAAAGCGCGACGCTGTTTCGCCGGCGCTACTACAAGAACGGGAGCCACGCGGGCTTCATCCTGTACATGACCGATGCGGCCGAGAAGCAGGAGGATGTCGATAACCTGCGCTCGGCGTTGAAGAACGCGAAGGGGCCTGGCAATTTCCGGAACCTGTTTATGTACGCGCCGAAGGGGAAGAAGGACGGCATCCAGCTCCTGCCGATCGGCGAGGTTGCGGCGAAGGACGAGTTCTGGAACATCAAAAAGGTGACGGTCGAGGATCAGCTTGCGGCGCACCGCGTGCCGCCGCAACTGATGGGGATCATCCCGTCGAACGCGGGCGGGTTCGGTGACGTGGAGAAGGCGGCCGGGGTATTCAATGGCCTCGAGATCGAGCCGCTGAAGGCGCGGCTCCGGGAGCTGAACGACTGGATCGGGATCGAGGTTGTGCGCTTCCGCCCGTACGTGCCGCCGGCGCAGTGACGTGGCGCCACGTGTCGACAGTGCCAGCTACTTCGCCGGCAGGTCAGGTTCGGCGGTCATTTCGTCGGCCGGGTAGAGCTGGAGCATCGCGCGTGCTGCTTCGACGTTCGGCGTCGTCAACCACTCTTCCCAATCGTCCGGCCGCAGGATCACGACCGAGCGCTTTTCGTCGAATGGCTTGTGCATGCGCGACATCAGCGGGTGGCCGTCGGCGTTGACCGTAATCATGGACATCACGTGGTGGTCGGTGCCGTCCTGGTTCGTAAGCGTGCGCCAGATGCCGGCGACACACATCGTCGGGCGATCGACGACGCCGATTCGTTGCCACACGCACGGCCCGAGCACCCAGTCGTCGTTCGCTTCTTGGCGCGCATCCGGATACGACGGCTCGACTATGAAGCGCGCCGGAATCAGGCAACGCTTGCCGCTGCGCCACGCCGGGCCATACAGCGGAGACTTCCCGAGGTTGTCGTCGCGCACGTTCATCGTGCTGCGCATGAGCGGCGGCTTCCTGCCTTCTTTCTTCGCCTTTTCGATGTTCGCTTTCTGGAGGGCACGCGGCCAGAAGCCGAAGCCCGCGATCAGCGGCTTGAAGTGCCCGTCGACGTTGCCGACGATCGGCGCGTCGTAGTCCTGGTAGATCTCGGGCTTCCACGGCGTCCAGCGGTACAGATCGTAGAAGTTGTCGATCTTGAGCTCGTTGAGGCCCGGATCGTCGCCCGGCGCGTAGTAGTTCGTGCACATCCTGTCCCCCATTTCTCGTCAGACTGGCGTGGCCGATTGCACCGTATCGGGAATTGATGCGCCCAGCTACACTGTATAAACATACAGGTGTTTGTGATGGATACGGAACGACCAGGCTACGCGCTTTTCACGCCGCAACTGACGCGTCCATGCTGGACATGCGAGCACTGGAGTGGATACATCGCGGGCAGTGACAGGTCGGCCGTGTGCTTCCAGCCGGGTGTCGAGCATGTCCGCGCGATCGCTGTTTCGGGCTGCGCCTTCTGGGTCCGCGCGATCGGGCTCGACGAGCTGACGAACGCGCAATGCGACGCCTTCGTGCAGGAATACCAGCCCCAATACCCGTATCGGAATCGCTCGCGCGCGCCGCGAAAATGACGATGCGCAAGAAGATCGCCGCCGCGCTCGGCATCACGACGCGCAACTTGACGACTGACGAGCAGTCGGCCAGCAGCAAAAAAGCCGCCGGGCACTTCGGTGCCGGCGGCTTTTTTTCGCCCATTCTCGTGCGTGAGATAGGCGGCTTCAGGCCCCTTTGA